GAGAAGAGAGGCTTAGCAAGCGGTTACTAGCTTGTGCCAGAACCGACAAAGCCAATCTCCTGAGAGCTATCATCTTCAAGAAGCTTGCTGCCATCTTCTTGCGTCAAAGCAAACGGCACTTCAAGATCAACTTTTAGCTCAACCGGACCCGTAGTAATAAAATCTGCCGTAATTTGAACTGTATCGCTAGGAGAAAACTGCACAGCAGCGGCAGTAATTATACCTTCAACCTTGTAATAGAGCTCATCGTTGTTTCTTATAGCAACACCACTTGGATTATAGTTGCTGTCTTTAATATACAAGCGTGCGGCGAAATTACTGCCAACTTTTGTCCGTAGAATCAGTTGCAATAAATAATTTGGAAGCTCACTGTTGTCATCCCCAGCATATTCCCAAAACGCACTGAAACGACCCGATCCAGAGATTAAAGAGCTGACTCGTTGTCGGAAGTTATCTGACAACACAGTTGTATCTACGCTTTCGCGCTCAGTGTTAATTTCATAACTGCTAACCTGCGCCAACAGGCGGCGTTTATTTTTAATGGTCACTTCAACATTGAGATTGCTGCCTGTGCTTAACGGCGTAGCATTTGCTGTGCCGCCATTCACTGCATTTGCAAAGCTGCCGTAAAGTCTTATGCCACCAGCTTCGTCAACATTTATGTATTTGGTAACACTAGAATCTGTGTAACTACTGCCGTCGCTTTTATTAATAAAATCTAACGCATTGCCATTAATTTCTTTAATTGTTATCCTGTCTCCTGTTATCAACTGGTCTAGGTCAAAATCAAAGCTGAATCGTTTTTCGGCTGTGTTTACGTCATTGCCGTTGATTTTGCCGACAAGCCTAGCGTCAAACTTGCGCTTCAGCTCAACTTTTCCAAACGTGCCAAGATAAACGCTCATTAGATGTTGACGAACTGTGGTGCTCCATGAGACTGGAACGTAATGTCAGCAGCTAAAACCTCGCCAACTGCCATTGTCATTGTAATGTTTGTTATGATTACACGCATTTCGATAAACAGTCCATTATCCGTTCCATCATCAACTTTCAGTCTTAGACTGGACCGATTTGTGCCGTCAGGGCCTTGTGCGAGCGTAGCGCCTTGGAAAAAATCTCCGCCGATCTCTCTTGCTTTAATTACTTTATTGATAAATGTACTTGCATTATTTGTACCTTTTATGCCTGGCGTTTCTTGATAGTAAAGCACACGGCAGCTGCCTGTGGTTGTACGACCATCAGCAATGAAGCGATCATCAGTTTCTGCAAGCGTCTTGATGCTCAACAGAGATACGGATGAACTGACTGACCAGTTCTGTACCTGAGCAATGGTGTTGCCATCAAGCAACAGGCTTCCATGTCTTCCGGTGTAGTAAGACATCAGAGCACACCAATCAGGTTCACTGTAACACTGCTGACTCCAGGACGCACCTGAACAACCTGTGGCGGATTCTCGTATCTGTATTTATTGCCTGAAGCTTTTGGCCCCAAGGCGCTTGGAGTACCTTCCCAGCCACCACGCGCAAAATCTCTGTCGCCAATGTCAAAGGTCTGAAAGCTGCCTTGAACCTCGTCGTAATGATCCAGAAATTGCTCTGCGACATCATCAAAGACATTTGCATACGTCAGCGACAGCTTCATATTGGTGCGGTTGCTGCCATACAGAATCCTCGTCTCAGCCCCATTCTGCGCCTTAAACGTCCTGACTGGATAGTCGCCAGACTCAAACGCTCGTGCAGTAGGAACAAGATCGGGGAAAGGCATTAGAAGATTCGGAAGCTATCAGACGTTACCAACGAGGCTAGCTCGCTTTTATCATCATCATCGCAGGGATGCTCCGATGCCACAATATCAACCGTGCCCTGCTCTGAGAAGGTCAGTTGTTCGACAACATAGATGTTTCTAGAAACGGTGTCGTTTTTAAGGCTAAATACAGAATCGTGGAATTTTGATTCCTGTACCCGCCCATTACTGACGCTCATTAGTCCATCTTCAACATCTTCAGAATCAGACCTAAAAAATGAAACTTGATATTGACCATCTGCCAAGTCGCTCACGCTAGTAACAACACCAGTGCTGCTGATCGTTCCATTGTTGGCGGGACTATAAGGGCTAGCCTCTGTGACAACTTTGATGTAAGACCCCGCAGCTATACTCAAGCCTTCAAGTGTTGTTGAAAAACTAATTGTATGAGTAACAAGCTTTCGCAAGGCAATAAAATACTTGGCGACCAGAACGGCATGATCCTCAGATGTGCAGAATTGCGTCAAATCAAACTGCTCTTGAGGCAGTAAGTCAACAGTTCTGTCGTCTGAAATTTCTCCTTTTAACGCAACCTCAACTGAACGCTCTTCAGGCAGCTTATTAGGCTGTTCATTTCTGTACCGGACAACAGCCTTGAACTGACGCCGTTCTTCCGAACGTAAATACTCAACCTTAAATGTATCTTCTAAGATATTGCCGGATGTAAACAACTGCTCAATTACGACCGGACCAGTGTTAATGTTTCCGCTCTTGGGGTTGTACGGAATAGCAGGCTTGAGCGCAAATTTACCATCAGACACAATAAAGTTGCACAAAAAGTCTGGCGCTAGATCCGTAATAAATTGCCTCAAATTTGTTCTGTCCGTTATTGGCCCATTAAAGTAAAGCTTCTGTTTTTTGATAAACCGCGTGGTTTCAATCATTTGATCTAAGTCAACCAGCGGAGCATTATCAGCCTTCATGCCAAGCAATCCACCTGCTCCAGCCATCTGGTCCGTCAGCAAATAAAAGACTAAATCGGTAAACAAATTGCTGGCGCCAATTTCCTTTGAATCGCCATAGCACTGCTCACGATCTGGATGCAATCGTTTAACTCTGGTGCCCCTACCGATCCAGCAACGCAATTGATCTAATTGTGTAAAATTACGCGATGCTCGCAAAGACAATCCGGCCTGAGTTAAATTGAAAAAATTAGGAACTCTTTCGTTTTCAAGTATTTCGTTGACATATACAATTTCATGCTCGGGTGCATTGCTGTTTGACTTTTCAACAAGCTCTCTATAAAGACTTAAGTCAGAAAGCTGGGAAGTTGTCACAAACCCTTCTGCACCTCGCTCTACCGTTGGTGTTGTTATTACATTTATAGACCCTATTTTATATCTAAAACCAACATTTCCGTATTTGTTATGAAATGGATTGTTTACTGCACTTGGGGTCACAAGATGATCAAAAGTATCTCCAGCTTCCCAGTTGTTCGTAGTATCCGAATCTTGAACAACAGTCATTGTTGGGCGATTCCATCCCTTGCGCTGACCAGAGAAATTTTCGTTAAGATCTTGTACTGTAGATTGAAATTGAATCTTTATAGATTTTGCCCCTTTAGTAAAGGTTACCACTTCTGGGTTTGAAACGCTTCCAGCACTAAGATTCTCAGCGTTACCGAAAAGCTCGTAAAGATAACCTTGTGTGCGGCCACCTAAAACTTCAACTTCACTGACGTTTGTGATTTGCACATCACGGCCCGAAAAAGTTAGGTTTCCTCCTGAGGCAGTCGTTCCACCTGGGTTGTTTTGCCTGAATGGGTTGCTGTTTGGGTATTCACTGGGATCGCCTCCATAAACATTTGTTCCACCCAGTCCACGCTTAATCGTCACCACATCTCCTACAGCAAAACCACGCGAACTGCCAACCACATCTGCCGTGTTTGGCACCCAAGCAGTTCTCGCTCCATTAGCGTATGCGTAATGAGTTGAAGCTAATGCAATTTTTCTAAAAGTCCAATCAATAACAATCCATTTATTATTGTCAAAAAATTCCCGCGTTCTGATTGTAGGCGTACTATCTCCTACAGGCGTTTGAAAATACAAGCCATTATCGGCGCTACCTGCTATCGCATGTGAAAATGCTCCATTCTTACCAGGAGCAGATTTGTCGTCATCAGTGTCTAGGCTGCCGATATTCCTAATGCGCTGAATCGCTTCTACTTGCGTTCCAGAGTCAGGCTCAGGAAGTACCTGCCCTCTCTCAACAGAAGTTGGCTTATCTATATTTTTAGTCCCGATTATTGTTTGCTCACCCCTAAAAAACTCTTTGTTGCTAGTAATTAATAATTTTGGCACTTTTTTGCCCTTGTATGCAACTTTCATTTCTCCAAGACCAGGTAGCCTTACATTTTCTGTCCTTGAAGAATCTTCGCCGTCATACTCGTTATTTAATTCAGAAAATTCAAAATCATCAGCCAAAAGCCTCAGCTCCGATCCTGGCACTGCTACAAACTTAAATTCAAGCTCTTTTGGCGTTTTGTTTGACGATTGAATAATGCGTATTGAGTTGTATTGAGCAACAGGCTTGCTTCCTCTGATTGCAAAAAACTGAGGTAAAGGCGCAAATGTAAATCCTTTGCCTTCATCTTCTTGCCCAGCTTTTCTAACAAAAATTCTGAATACAGAAGACCTAGTAATTGAGCCAGTATATGTTGCATTATTAATAGAGACATTTTCTTTGCCAAAGTCCCTTATTTCTTCTGGAGAAGGCAAGCCACCAAAAGCGCAGAGGCCTTTTAAGGTTTGGAATACGCTGCTTTTAATGCCAAGCTCTATAACTGCTGCAGGGCGATTATTTCTAATCGTTGCAAAAGAAACTTTTGTGATCGGGAAAAAACTCTCGCCAACATTTCCGCCTTCACCTGGTTCAGGATTATCATCAATGTAATCTTTTCTATCGTCTTTATTGGGCTCAATAACAAGTTCTTTATTTACAAGCCCAATTTCAGGGTTGTCAACGCAAGTGCTTGTGTCAATGCACTCTAATGTAATGAATTGGCTTCTTTCATCTTTTCTTGTGTCATCTTGATCAACCGTTGTATCAGGCTCAAAACGTGATGCCGATCTTTTTGTCACTTTCCAAACAGTACCGCCAATGGAAAATAATTCACCAAGTTGCATTACTTCATCAGCGGCAAATTGCATGGATCGAACAGTGCTGTTAATGTCGTCCACAGCAGGGCCTTTGCCATCACCTTCGTTTTCTTCTGTATGTCTATACAAATCCTTGTCAATAGATGTTCTGGATATTAAAAATACTACTTTGTCCCCTTCTTCAACTGTTACAACTTTTTTCAGCTTGTTGCTATCCGTTTGGTCCTCGCTTCCATCCTTGCGCTTTAACTTAAATAAACCCATTCTTGGGCTGTAGTTTCTTCCCTTCCCTTCTGCTGATACTTCATTTTTTTCTACCACTGCTTTGCGCATTTTGGTTGAGTTGTATTCCACGCCTTCATCTCTGCCAAAATTTTGGTCACCAATGATTTTAATCCGTTCAGCTATCTGCTGACGCTGAGCATTTTTTTTTCCATCCTTAAAAACAGAAATAGCTTGATAATTTAAGCGGTAAGAATTTCCATTTGCGATCGCTCCATAAACACCAAACTCTGTATTATTTGCAGGCGAAAATGCGTGGCAAAAGCCTGTATCGTTGACAACAAGTCTGGTCGGACACAAAAATACTTCTTCATTCCCCTTAGGCCCATCAGGATCACCGCTAGCAAACGAACCTTTTGTGCCGTACCTCTTGTCATCTCCAACAATACGTTTACCGTCTTCTGTATCTTGCCTCCAATAAAAAGCAAACTGATCACTAAATATTTGGTCTAAAGCATTGTTGCCCAAGAAAATACCTTCTAAATCTGGCTTATCAATACCGCTATTTCCCGCATTGTTGACTAAGCCCTGCTCCCCAACCACAAATAACATCTTCGCCTGTTGATGCGCTCCATGGCTGAACATGCGCGACCACACCATTTTTGGTGTGACGAGCATTCCGCCAACGTTGTCAGAACTGTCGTATAGCCCAAATACAATCGGTATTGGTGAGGCATAATCAGCAATATCTGCCAACGTTTCAAAGCCCCTTGATGGCGTAAACCGTGTTGGCCCAGTAAAGCCTTCAAGATCAATAGAGCCGCCTTTCCGTGCCGCGCTAGGCATCTTAGGCTTAGGTGTCAGCAGGTAAGAAACACCAGTCAGCACAAGGCTGATGGCAAGATTAACAAGAATTGCAGTTGTCGAGATTTCGTTTTGTATGTTAGGGATATGGTCGTATTCAGCAGGCCTTAAACGTCCACGACGCCGTACCTCAGCAGCAAACTTCCGATAATCTTCCTCTGTTATCCCAATCGTTTGTATTAGCTGTTTCTCGTACGGAAGCAGTGGTACGTCGTAAACAGTCGGGCCGAAGACCACTGAATCTTTTCCGACATTCGATTGACGTACAAGATTCCCGCTTGCCATGTGATCGCAAATGCCCAGGATTGCTGTGGTAACAGCAGAATGTCCCCATCATACTCTGGCTTTTTGACTCGTACACCCCAGCGCATCAAGTCACGGCACACGTCCCATTTGCTTGCTTCGTACCAGGATTGCTTAAACGGTGGTGCTTTTATATCCAAGCGTTCCAACACCTCGTAGCACAGGTGGATGCAGTCGATATAGCCATCACTGCCGTCAGCACCAAACCGATACGGCATCCCAATTAAATCACTGCAGTCTGACATTGCTGCTGATTGGTAGGTTGCCGACAATCTTGCGGGTCAATGCACGCCGTGGAACGTCCGTTCCAACAGCGTCCAGCACTGAACTGAGTTCTAAATTTAAAGATACGTTATCCCATTGACCTCCTGTTACCTGACCAATGTATGTGTGAACGATGTTGTGATTTGCTGTAGGCCCACTGTCAGGGGTTGAGTCTTCGATGAGCAGCACGTCAACTTCAATCAAATGACGGGTTTCAATCGCTGTTACCGCCCAGCTACGAGTCAGATCATTGTTAGGAAATACAACGGTAGCTTCTAGGCCATCACCAGTGCGGTTGACGGTAACGCCAGAAAAGCCAAACGGGACAAAGATATATGCGCTTCCGTTGCCTAAAGGATCAGAAGTACGCTGCTCCCGACTTTTGTGCCTAATCTCTTTGCCTATAAAAAAGTTCTGGAAACGAAAGTTTTCTTGGCCTCTGCGTTTGATTCTGATTGCATGACCGAAAGCGTACTGGCTCACATTCCTAACCTCTTACGAGTGCTGCTGCTCATTTGCAGCCGCTTCAGTGTCTGCTGTTCACCTTGTTTAGCACCTTGATTGGCGGCTTGCTGCATACCTTGTTGGAATTGATCAGCAGTCACATAGTCAACGCTATTGATCCGTTCCACTGTATAGCGGACGTCGATTGGTGCGGCAACAGCAGTGCCACCGCCACCATCCATTACGCTGCCGCCACCACCATTCTCAGGAATAACTGATCCACCTCTTGCGCCGCGTGAGTAACGCGACATGCTTTCACGCATCTTGCTTTCAGGAATAATGTATTCGGGTTCACCGCCTTCACCAACAACAGCGCTAGTAGGACTGGAAACATAAGCACCGTCTGCCGCAAATAAATTGCCGCCGCCAAATGAGCTAGGGCTGCCAATACTAAGACCGCTAATACCATCTTGACTGGGATTAAAACCAAAACCCAAAGCCTTCATGATCAGGCCATAGGCAATAATCGCCAACTGCTTCGCAATGATCTGAGCCGCCATATCCATAAAGTGTTCGGCAACAGACGACAGCATGTCTGCGATTGCTTGATCCGCACTCTTGGTGCCATTGATGACACTGGTAATTGCAGTACTGAACGCATTACCAAAAGCAGTAGCAGCCGCAGCAGCTTGATTTTGCTTGTCAAGTAATTTGTCCAGTTGTTCTTGCATTTGCACGCCTGGATCGTTCTTACGTCGTTCTTCTTCTGCTTTTGCCAAGGCATCTGCTGCATCCTTTTGATCTTCTAATGCTTTGACGCGCTTAAGATCTTGTATCAAGATGTCAGCACCATTGCCCTTAAACTTTTCTTGAATGTCTGCGATTTCATGCTGTAGCCTTACTTCATCCTCATTCCCGTTTAGTCGTGCTTCAGCAAGTTCTACTGCACGTTGTGAAGACTTCAGGGCATCAGCAAGTAACTCACCTTGCTTTTCAATTTCTGCGTTTGCTTTAGCCTCTGCTTGTAAATACTTTTGTGCTGCATTGATTCTATTTTGCAAACGACGCATCCGTTCTTCTTCAACTTTTCCTTGCGGTTTCGCTTGCGGTTTCGGGGGCAAGGTTTGTTGTGTAGGGTCTACCGGCTGATCTTCAGGCAAAAATCCGCCGCCATCCATCATGTCTCCAAAATCTTCAGGCAACTGTGCCTGACCCATTAAGCGTAAAAACTTATACCCAAGTTCAAGGGTTCTGACAAACGGAACAAGATTTTTTGTCGATTCAATAATTGCGTTAGTTACATCTCCTATTCCAATTCCAACTTCAGGCAAACCGCCTGCAACTTGATTTATAATTGCATTCCAAAGCCTGAACTCAGTCCTTAGCTCTTCTACTTTTCCGGTTAAAATGTCAACAACTTGTGTAAGTGTTTGGAGAGACTCTATTGCTGCTGGTAATGTTAAATTACCAAGTGCTTCTTGCAAGTCACGCAATGATTCATTAAGCGTGTCTTGGGCGCCTGCATATCCTGCAGACCCCGCAGCCTCAGCTGCACCACCATATTGCGCCTCAATTTCAGTTAAAATTAAGTTCTGAGCCTCAAGAAGACGGCCAGATTCTTGCAAGGTTTTAATTTGTTCTTTCTGCTGATCCGTAAAAACTGTGCCGCTTCTTGCTAGATCAGTAACACGTTTTGCAGGATCTTCTAAGGCTTTTGACAACTGCATCAATGCAGAACGGACGTCTTGCCCTGTAGTTTCCGCCAAATCTGCCGCTGCAGTTGCCACTCGTTCATAGCTGTCAACCCCAATCCTTCTAAAGGAAGTTAACAGAGTAAATCCAGCCGTAAAATCTTCTTCGTCAAACAAAGTTTGTCTGCCAAGGCGATCAGCTGCAGCAGCTAATTGGTCAACCTCAGATTGCGTTTGGCCTAATCTTTTTAAGCCTGCTGCTAATGTTGCCACTTGAGCCTGTCGTTCACCGGCAATGTCTAGGCTGCGGTTCAATAAGTTAGTTGCTCCAACAAGAGCAACTATTGGCCCCAGGGTTGTGCGTAATGCAACACCCATACGTTGTATGTTGCCTGTAGCCGTACCAGCGGCTTTGCCTGTTGACACAAAACGACCGTTTGCATCACGTAATCTGCCGTTTGTTTTATTTACAGTTTGCTCAAGTTTTTTCGTCTCTGTATTTGTTTTTCTTAGCTGATCAACAGCGTTACGCGCATCAACCCTAAGCTCAACGTTGGATACTGCCATAGCCGACCAGCAATGCCCCTATATTACCGCCGCCGCATCTTTGCGCGATTTCTTGCCTTTTCTTCGTGCTCACCCTTGACTTGATAATAAGCCGCAAAATGAACAAGCTCCGCATCCGTCAATTCCGTGCGGAGCCTGCTTACTGTCATCCCTAGTTCGCAGGCCAGAAAAAACTCAAAGTAAAGCCAACTGTCCTGCGTCAGTCGTTTTTTGCTTCTTCCAGCTCAGCATCTCCACCAACACCAAACAGGAATAGCTCAAGCTCGTTCAATACAGACTCAGGCAACTGACGCTGCAACTTGGCTGCATCAGCAGAAGCAAATGCCTTGCTGCCGTCTTCCAGCTCGGCCATCTGGCATAGCATCTGAGTGCTGATATCCAACGCCTCTTGCGTACCAGCAAGACTTTGCGCTTTCTTGCGATCAGCGCGGGTGATCGGCTTGAAATACAGGTCAATGACCGTATCTCCCGCCTCGTTCTTTAGCTCAAATTTACGACGCTGGTTAAGATCAAAAGCCTCAACCAGCAGGTCAACGGTCCGTGACATCAAGAAAAATTGGCTTTGATGCTCAAACTATAGCCTAATTACTCAAGGTTAGAAGTAATCGTGCCGCTGGTGATAAAGCTGCAAGTGACAATGACTAGCTCGCCAACTGTGGAAGTGATTTCCATGTCAGTGATGATGCCAGCAAAGCTCACAGAGTCGCTGCCAGTAGTCGTGCCAGTGGTGAACAACTCAAAAGTTGCGTCTGCAGTATCTGCAGTGGTGACTACATCCTCAATGAAACCGGCTTGACCAGTGGCATCAGGGTCGTAGACCAGTTCAACGGTGCCAGAGCCAGACACCATGCTGCCAACAAAGCTGCGGAAGGTGTCACCATGCTTGCTGGTGTCCAACGTTTCCTTGGTGATTGTCAGGCTCCAACTGCGGGTGCCGACGATTGTGGCGTTACTGGAGCCTGCGGCGTCAAATTGAACAGTGCCCTGTTCACCGCGAAGAGTAGCCATGGTCAGAGTTCCTCGATGAATTCAAAGGTCACACGGACCTGTGTTTGGAAGTAGCCCTCAGGTGATGCGGACACCACTTCAGGGCCAATGGGTGCATCGAAGTAAACCCCCGACACAATAATCCGATTATACAGGTCACGAATGCGCTTGCCTATGGTATAGCTTGCGCCAGCACCAACGCCTTTTGGTGTGAAGATATTGGCAACGATGACACCACTGATCCTGTTATATGAGTTTGATGTTCCGCCGAGACTTAGGTATTCATTCGCCCCAAAATTCAATAGGCATTGCACCCATGATGAATTAGGCGTTGGTGAATAGGATACGTTGTTGAAGACAACCGGAATGGCAGGACTTAATGCAAGCTCTGTGGCAAGCCTAGATTCAATCGTTGAACGTACAGTGTTTAGGTCTGTTGCTGCCATTATCCTTGCCTCTTGATCTTTTCATATTGTGATCGTACATAGGATTGCATTTCTTTGCCGATAAGATCAACCCATCCAGCATCCGCTTGCTTGCTGGAGCCGCCCGCCAGTGGTTCAGCATACGGCAGATTATTGTGGATGCTGTAATAGTTTCCTAGCTTTTCTTGCGAATAATTCATCTTGCGTATTTGCGCTTCTGGTTTTGCGGGCGGATTGGTCAATGAACGATTGGCATTAACTGGTTCTTGCTGTGACCCAGCATCGTAATTGCCTGTTGCATTTTCCCCAACCTGCCAGCTTGCGCGGAATCGACCGGTATCAACAGGACTATTTTGCTTTAACAACGTATCGGTTTGAAGTACCGTCGCACGCAGCAACTGCTCAACCTGTCCTTCCATATAGTCAGCAATTTTCGCCAGCTTGATTTCTCTTGCCATCATCAAGCCCTCAGATAAATTTCGTAGACGATCGCTTGGTTGTCTTGCTCCACCGTTTCAATACGCACGATTTGATGCGTCACACTACTGATCAGCACCTTATCGTCCAGTCCAGGCACTGCAGACAATGCTGATGCTGCAACCGTCAACTTCTTGTCATCACCACGCACAAGGTCATTCACCTCGGCTGCGTTGACGTTTTCCAACACACCTTTGACCGTTTCAGTCGTGATCGTCTCAGTGGCTGTTCCAGTCGTCGGGTTATAGGCTCCAAGACTCACTGATTGAATCGTGATATCACCACCAAACTTGCCGATGGCTTTGTTGGCAACCTTTCGCAGTGAATCAGCAAGTGCCATCAGACTCGGTAGGCGATACAAGCACCATTTTGAAGCGTAATGCTAGTGAAGACACCCACGATGTGAAAGCCAGCAGGCATTGTTTCGCCGTCAAGGCTGTTGCCAGTGTAGTTTTCGCTGACCAACGTATTGATCGTTGTGTTCTCAAAAAAGTCGATGTGCTTGAAGCGGCCAGTATGGGCAGCCGTGTCGGTAATGACTTCTGCGCCAATCGTATAGTCGATGCCAACATCACCTTGACCGAAACCCTTAGCCATGATCAGCTCCGTTGAATTGCGATGTTACCTGGTCCACTTATTCTAAGCCCTGTTAGGTATCGTTCAATGATTGGCGGGATGCGATCAGCACCTACAGCACCGGACTTGTCAGGCGTTACGTTGATCGGGCCGATCTGCACGTTTTTATAGTCCTCCAACCCGCTTAGCCCAATCCCGTCTTTGTTGTTGTTTAGGTACACCGCAAGGATCGCTTGTGCCTTCTGGATTTGATCCGGCACTTCGGTGTCCGTAAAATAATCCGTCGTAATCCTGAACGGGAAGCCGACAGCATAGGTGTTGATGTAGGTATCAGGCTTTCTTACACCAGTGCGGGGCCACTGCATTGCTTGCGTATCAGTTGCCCTTGCACCAAGATAACGCTCACGGTCAAGGCGTTGTGCAGCCGTGTAAAGCGCACGATTCTTCTGGTCATCAGTAGCTGAAGCCCATGCAGTCACATCGCCGTCTTCAACCAAACCATCGATGATGGCATTGGCATCACTCAGCGTCAGGTAACTGTTTGCGCTTGCTCCGCCCGCTGTTGCGTCGATT